GGACGGGGTGCTGAACCTTTACTCATCGTCTGTCATCCATCGCTCAAATTCACGGGCACGTTGTTGTTGCTCCTGGTAAGCACTGAACCTTGCCATCTCTGACAAGCCCATCTTGTACTCACCATTCTCGTCTGGTGTCAAACCAGCTTTGGGAAACTCTTCTGCTGCGTTGAAGATCATTTTGCACCTGCCTTGGAATAAATTTTCATTTCTTTGCGATCAATGCTTTTGGTCACAGCAAAGATCCTCATGCTGGCTTTCTCCTGAGGAGTAAACAGCGTTGCTGGCTTTGCTTGCCAATCAAATGGACTTGGTTTGGTAGATTTCATGTAGCTCCTTCAGTTGACGTTTGCTTGCGATCTCTAGTGCTGATGCCAATGCGGCAACAATACCAGTTTCTAAGTCCTCTGGATGCAGCAATGGCTCCAGACGGTCTGTAGCCTGAACAATCAGTTCATAGGCCAATGCGATCTCATGTGTTTGGTGTCTCATAGCGTGAGCCTAACCTAAAAATACAATCCACCATACAGGGTAAACCCCTAGAGAAAACACATAAAAAGTTTGATACATTCACCATCCTGCTTAACAAAAAGGAGATTTAAATGAATGTTCAAGCATTGAAGACAGTCCGCCGACTGTTTTGTATTAATGGTGTTCCTCGCAACATCCAACGGCACAACTGCCAACAATGGGTCAAGTCGATCCGATTCCTTGGTGACAAATGGCTTCTTGCAACTCCGGTAACAAAATCATGAACAACGTAATCAAAACCCAGTTTGCTGGCAAGAACCCATTTAAGCCACAACGTCAAGTCAAAGAAGTAGATGTCAGCACATTGCGTGTTACCGATGACAAACCCAAAAAACGTGTTGCTCGTAACTGCAAATACGACAAATTGTTTGATGGTCTGGCATTAGGGAAATCACTCTCTTGCAAATCAGAAGATTGCGATAAGGTTGCACAGGCACTCAGGTCTTATGTCCGTAGATACAACAAGCCTTGGAAAGTAAAAGGCACTATGTACTACACAAAGACAACAGCCCGTATCTTTGTATTGGAAAAGAAATGAGCCAGCAAGAATTCTACGAAACAGTCCAACGTCAAGAGGAATATATGAAAGACTTTTTGGAACAAGCAAAAGAAGATCTTAAGGGTGTTCAGTACTGCCCTTACTGCATCGAACCACGCAACGACAAACGCTCATGCTGTGGTGAAAACCACTTCATCGACTTTGAAGACATGGATGACGATACACAGCGTCAAATCATCCAAGACGAATACGATTCTTCATTCAAGGGGTAATGCATGTCTATTGAAAAGCTGCTTCAGACCAACGTAAACGGTCATACAGAGAAGAAAAACAACCTGACATACCTGTCATGGGCATGGGCTTGGGCAGAGGCTTTAAAGGCCGATCCTGCTGCTTCCTACAAAGTTGAAATGTTTGGCGACAAGTGCTACATGGAAATCAATGGCACTGCAATGGTTTGGGTTACTGTTACTTTGTTTGGCAAACCCATGACTTGTCAACTGCCTGTAATGGATGGTGCTAACAAATCAATTCCATTAAAAGGATACACAGCAACAAACAAATACGGAAAAGAATACAGGGTTGAATGCGATTCTTTTGCTGTCAACACTGCCATCATGCGTTGCATGACCAAGGCTCTGTCACTGCATGGCTTGGGTTTGTACATCTATGCCGGTGAAGACCTGCCAGAAGAGGGTGATGTACCAAAGAAGGGTCCAGGTGCTGTTGTAACCCCTCGTGGTGGCATTGGTGAGGATCTACCACAAGACATTAAAGACTTCCTGCTAGACATGGCAGCAAGTGTTGAAGAATTGGTCAACCAGGGGAAGGCTAAAGAAGCCCTTGCAATGATTGATGAACAGGCATTGGAGGCTGATCAGCGTGTCTGGTTGGCTAACCAAATGTCATCCACTGTGCGTTCTGCACTTAAAAAAGCCAAAATCTGAAAGGTAATACATGGCATACGACAACACTGATATTGACATTGTTTAATTTACCGTGTTATCATTTTGATGCAAACTTAGGAGAGCATCATGGATTTACGAAAATTAGGCGGTAGAACTCCCAAATCACCAGTTTATCGTTTTAACAATTCTTTTGTTAAAGATGAAGTCACTGGCTGTTGGAATTGGCTGGGAAAGGCAAGATCAGGCACATGCAGGTTATATGGTCGAATCACAGTTAATAAAAAAACTATGCCAGCTCACCGCTTTTCATGGGAACTTCACAATGAAAAAAAAGTTCCTGATGGAATGATTGTCATGCATAAGTGCGACAACCCTGAATGCGTAAACCCAGATCATTTAACCATTGGCACAACAAAAGACAATTCAGATGACAAAGTTAGAAAAAACAGGCAAGCAAAAGGCGCTTCTTTTTCTAACAGAAAAACGTCAAATGGGTCAAAAAATGGAATGTCAAAATTAACCGAAACTCAAGCAAAGGAAATATTTAATGACAAAAGCCCTCAAAGAGAAATAGCTCGCAGATATGGCGTAAGCCAGACAGTTGTACACAATATTAAATCAATCAAAACTTGGAAAGTAATTCATGGCTGAATATTCAAATGAAGACAAAGGCGCTTTGTTTACCAACGATAAGAAGGAAACAGAAAAGCACCCCGACTACAACGGCTCTATCAACGTAGGGGGTAAAGAGTACTGGCTGTCAGGCTGGAAGAAGAAGTCTGAGAAAACAGGCAAGACCTTCTTGAGCTTGTCAGTTCGTGAAAAACAAGATGCCCCCCGTCAAAGTTCTGCACCTACCCGTAAGGCAAAGGATGATGACTTTGGTGACGATGTCCCTTTTTGAGGAGATGAAATGAGTGAATTAACATTTGGCGAACGTGCTTGCGGTGTTTCCTTCAATCCCGGAGGAAGCAGCGATGTTAACAACATTAAAGTAAAGTTTGCAGAGCTTGTTGATGGGCTTCAATATTACCGTGAAGCAACAACTGATTTGGAAGTTAAGCGCATGTTGAGCATTGCAATCACAGAAGCGCAAACAGCGCAGATGTGGGCAGTCAAAGCGGTTACTTGGCAATTCTGATTAACGGGGCTGAAAGCGGATGCTGAAAATCCTACCCATCACAGAAACTGCGTTTTGACGCTACGGTTGATGGATGCATTTACAGACGCAGCGAGTAGGCCCCACCTTCAAGGAAATGTATGGGTTATTTAATTGGATTGGCATGCTTCTTTGCATGGCTTACACACGTTTTTACTTGCTTTGCAGAAGGTCTTTGGGGCTTTCTGATAGCAGGTGCTCTTCTCTTCCCTATCGGGATTCTTCACGGCTTCTATCTCTGGTTTAGATAAGGAAACATCATGTTCAAAATTGAAAAAAACATCCCTCTTGCAACAAAAAAAGCATACCCATTTGACGAAATGGAGTCTGGTGATTCGTTCTTCATCCCGGTAACAGATGCCAAAAAGATTGGCTACATCCGCGCCCAGATCAATGCAATGAAAAACAAGTACCCAGGCAAGGTCATCTCTACCCGCAAAGAAGAGACAGGTCTGCGTGTTTGGTTGATCAACAAGGAGCAAGCATGAGCTACTCAATGATTGAGATGAACGTCATCCGATGGGGTGAGGATCGTGGCATTGTCCAGAACAGCAACCCCAAAGCACAAGCTAGAAAAACTCAGGAAGAAGTCCACGAGTTGTTTGATGCAATTGAAAACAATGACCGAGAAGCCATGATCGATGCATACGGCGATATTCTGGTTACCCTTGTCATGGGTTGTGCCACTGCTGATTTGGACCTTGTAAGCTGTTTTAACCATGCCTATGAGCAGATTAAAGACCGCAAGGGTTATCTGACTCCAGAAGGCATCTTTGTGAAGGAGTCGTGATGGCTTGTGATTCTTGCCCACAACCTCATGTCTGCGAAAGCATTGGCTGCTTTTTTGACCCCATCTATGTATCTGCCCTTGATAAACAAGTCTCGGGCAATCACTACAAAGACAAAGGCATCCAGCCCATTGTCTACATCCACGCAAACAATCTGGGTTTTTGTGAGGGGAACGTCATCAAGTATGTCACCCGCCACAAAGAAAAGAATGGTGCTGCCGACATTAAGAAGGCAATCCACTACCTAGAACTGCTGCTTGAATTGGAATACAAAGATGCTGCTGTTTGATGTTGCCAGATGTGATCCTGAACACCCAGATCACTATTGCCACAACTGCAAGCGGTATATCAATCACGCAAAACAGCAAATGGGCCAAAGAACACCTGTCGTGCTAGTGGAGACAAGTGCTTCTGAAGCCTGTTGCTATATACCGATTAGCCACCTAGAACTTCCAAAGCGTGTTTGATATGCTTGATGCGGTCATCTAGGCCAATTACGCCGCCATTGATCTTCTTGGTCATGGCGGTGTAGTCTTTTGCATCGGCCTCTTTGTTAAGGCCACGCTTGTTCCAGTACCAGGCAGCACTCAATGCCGCATACTTTGGGGCCAAGATCAAATCAGGCGAATGGATGAAATCCATATTCAAGGCATCACCACACAAAGTGTAGTTGTCTTTGCCGGTCAATTGGATTAGACCTCGGCCCTTGTACAGGCTACCCTCACCTGTTTCTTCAGTACCGTTACCCATACGACCACCATAAACCTTGTTGGCAATCTTGTCAGGATTGCGGTGGTACGGTTGAGCAGCTTCCAATGTTGGGAAGCGTGAAGGCCACACACGGCATAGACCTTCAGCAGAGTAGTTCAGGTTCTCTTGCAGAGTTTTGAAGTTGCCAGACTCGTGGGCACATTGACCAATAAAAGCAGCCATCCGCAATGGAGTGTTGATCTCATAGCGATGGAAAGCCTCATTCAAAGGCTCCAGCCAGTCTTCAGAGATGTGCAGTTCTTTGAGTTGTTCAGCAGTAATCACTTTGCGTCCTTGTCTTTCTTGTCAGATTTCATATCCATAATCTTTTCCAATGTTCGTCCACCAAAGTAAAACGACATCACCAGCATTCCCCACTGTCCAAGCAACTCAACATATGACCTGTTGGTGTCGTAATCAAAGGCAGACATCATGGCGAATGTGAAATAGCCCCCCAGAATCAATAAAAGGGTCATAGGGCGAATGTTTTTGGACAGCCAAGAGTCAGATGACATATCTGCTTTTAAGCGGTCTGTGAGGTTGTTTTGCTCAGTCTCAAACAACTTGGTGTCGTTAGCCATCTTAGCCAACTCACCGTCCTGTGCCATCTTTGCCAACTCCATCTGTGCTTTGGCTTTGGCCTCTGGATCAGGTACTAGCTTGTCAATCAGCTTGCCACCCACTTCAAGTAATGCGGTCAATGGAAACATCAGTTACCCCTTTTGGTTAGCATGGCGCTGGCAATCTCCAGCATGAATTTCACTTGCTCAAGGTTTTCAGGCTGCTGTGTCCAGCCCACGGTGATCTGTCCAACAAACCTGTGGCTGTCTGGTGGAACACTTACCCGGCAAGTAAACCCCACCCCCTTTTCGATGTACCACAGCCCAACCTCAGACTGAGCGTATCGGTACTCGGAGCAAGGAATCTCGTTGGTCATCAACTTGATTACATCGGCATTATTGGCAGAGTTCTGGCTAAACAAACCAACATCAATGTCTTCAATGGTTTTGTCCCTGCCGTCTTTGGTGTATGCCTTGTACAACACCCGACTGTTAAACAAAGGGTTGACCTTGAAAATAGCAACTACCGTAGCACCAGTCTTTTTAAACAGCATTGCACTGGCATCGTCTGCACGACCAGTGTTGATCTCAGGCAGCTTCTTGGACTCTTTGTAAGCATCTCGCATGAACTCTTGGTTTTGCCACATAAAGTAGCCGGTAAAAGCCACAATGCCCATAATCAGGATGGCAAACAACTTAAATGGGCTATCAACATACCCAAGCACTTTGTCGAGTGTGGAGTTGGCGTTTAGCTTTTCGTCACTCATCGCAGATACCTTATGTACAGCACAATGCCGTAAATAATCAATGCGGCAAGGACAACAGCAGCCATACTCATCGCAATGTATTCAGTAAGCCTTGCAATGGCTTTCTTGCGTCTAAGGGCTTCACGAGCAGCGGCTTCTTTGGCCTCTCTGCGCTTACGGGCAGCCATAGCTTGGAACTTAACCCAGTCATCCCACATGCCAGGTCGACCAGCGTAGACCATACGCTCCTTCAGTTCTTCCTCTTGCTGCTTAAGGCGCTCAAGAGCCATGAACTCTTCAAGGTCAGAGGTGTTGCCCTTCTTGGTGGCGTTCTCTTGAATCTTGGCCTTGTTGTCAAAGTAGTCAAAGACCCGTGAGCCAAGCTGATGCAATTCTTTGCCGTTAGCTAGAGCAGCTTTGATGACCGCAAAGGCGGCATTGGCGGCAGCAATTTCTGCAATCATCTCAGCACCTCAAACAAAACCTTGGCGGTCCAAACA